CAGTAGTAATGCTCGTTAAGCATATCTTTAAGCTCATCATAAGATTTAAGAGTAAAGACCTCATTAAGATCAAACGCACCTTCATAGATACCTTTTTGCTCATCTTCAGATAAATCAATCTTACCAGCAGCAGTAAATCTCGAGGATACATAAGTAGGGTAATCACCTTGCTGCTCTACTTTGATCTTAAAGTTAACACCTTCAGGACCTAGATCGAAGATACGAGGACCAAATTCTTCAGCATCTTCGCCTTCGATAGCTTCAGTAATAATCTTATGAAGCTGTTTACCATACCTCAAGATTTTAACATTACCATTATTATCCGGATTAGTAGGATCGTCAATTACATAAACATTAACCAACCACTTTTCAAGACGACGAACAGCACTCATCTTTTCTTTTTCCTCTTCACTACCAGTTCTCAAAACCTTAAAGCGTTCTTCAGCGATAGGGTCTCGCTCACCAAACGTTTGAGGGCTAAGAGCTTGAACATATTGACCAGTAGCATAAGAAGTCCATCCATGATTATAGTAATGAAAGAAAGTCTTACTAGGATCTTTAGCGAAAGGTAAAAGTCTTACCGTATAAGTATTACCCGACTTAGTCGGCATAATCTCGTTAAACTTAGCTGACCCCTTACTATCAGAAGTAGCTAACGCATCTTTAATTGATTGAAACATTGAAGTATTAAAAGTACTCATACGCTAATTATAATGACTGGCTACTAAACTTCAATAGTCTTTGTTCTATTATTTTAAGACCTTTTTTTGCTTTATGCTTTAGTTGTTTTGAACTAAGGAACTTTGCTCTTGTCTGAGCATATAAGTCGTAAAATTCAGGAATAATCCAAGTTAAAGTTCCTGTACATTCTTTAATAACTGAATCTATATTAAGTGCGTGTATTAAATAAAAATTAATTTTATGATTTTTAAGATGTGTAAAAATTATTGGTATAGAATTAGGGGTATCTACATTAGAGTAATTTTTATATTGAGCTAAAGTAATTTTTTCATCTTCACAATAATCACAAATAAACTTCAAGCATTCCTTCAACGTACTAATACATTCTTCACTATCAGGATTCTGTACTTCTTTATCTCTACAGTAAAGAGAGTAGCATTTGATAGCTTTTCTTGTGTTAAAGAAGGAAAGATCAAAGTAATTATCAGACCCATATACTTTATAAGGAGCTATAAAAAAATCACTATAGTTTATATGACTATACTTTGATAAAAGTAAGTTTAATTTTTTAAGACACACTTCATCCTTACTTTCAAGGTTATCAAAATTTTGTCTTAGTCTAACTGGCTTATTTTTAGCCTTTCGAGAAGCATATAAGTAGCTATTATATATTGACTTCTCTTTTTCGGTGATCATAAATCTATATCTGAATGGGAATTAAGGAACTTAGTAATATATTTAGATTTTGTAATTGATGGCTCAAAGTCTATAAATAGTTTAACTACATCAAAGTTAGTTTCAATGGTTAAAAGTTCCTTTAATATGTTACGTATTTTTTCTTCTTGTAAAACTAGTATGAATATGTTTTGTAATGATAGCTTTTTTCCTTTTAACTGAGAACAGAAAGTGCAAAAACATAAAAGTAAATGTTCTGTTTCGTCTTTTATAAGGGTGCTGGAAGGAGCCTGGTTTAAATTTTTATTTAACATGGTGTAAATTGTTTAGTTAATGACGCAAACTGATTAGTTAACTTACCTCCTGCTGACGCTGGATGGCCACCTCCATCACATAATTTTTTAGCTATTAAACTTACATCTGCATCACAGTCTTTTGATCTTCTAAAAGAAACAGTTTTAGCTTTTGTATTTACAATAATACTAATATCAGCATTATACTTACTTAATAGAAAATGAGCTAGTTCTCCTACTGCATAATTACCAAAAGACGCTACTACGTTATATTCTTTTATATTACCTTTAAAAATACCATTACTATTAATTTGTTCTTTAAATTTTTTGAAAAATAACTTTATAGAATTTTTTTGCTCTATAGTATAGGAACTAAATCCATTATAAAAACTACTTATAAAATTTTCCGTTTTAGGAGAATTTAAATTATAATAAACAGCATTTAGTTTAAGAGAGTCGTTATTAGATTTATACCAATCATAACCATTTATTAAATCAATTAGCTTTATTTGGTCACTATTAAGATCTAAATGACTTTTAAATTTATCTTTGATAAGATTTACTACTGAAAAATAACTTTCATCAATTATTACTTTAGCATTCTTATATAAATGCTTATACGAGCTATGATTTTTATGACTATCTATAACTACGACATTACCTTTATCAATAAGCTCAATTTGTTCTTTATTTAAATCTAAATCTATAATAAAAATCCTATCGTAATGATCTAAAGTACTGAGAGCTCCCTTAAAACGACCAGTAAAAGTAGACTCAGTTACGTCATTTATATTAAACGTTTTAGAATTCTTATATAACCACTTCAATACTAAAGCTCCGCCAGCTCCATGTAGATCTGTGTCTGTCCATACTTGGATATTCACTAGGTATATTTATAAAAAGTTCCTTATTGTGCAAGTCCAACTAATGCGTTGAGAGTTTCATTCCCATCATCTTCAAACTCTATATCATCTGCTTCTTCAATAGATAGAGTACTATAGTCAATGCGCATAGCTTGAGTATTTCCACGTGGACCATATCGGTTTTTCATCATACCTAATCTAATTATACCAAGTTCTCTATCTTCTTCGTTTTGATATATAGATACAATAACATCTGCTGTAGCAGCTAATCCAATAGATTCAGATATAGTAGCAAGATCAGGATTATCTGTATCAAAACCTGATCTATTTAACTGAGTAGCTGATATAATAGGACATTCAAAGATATAACTCATAGCACGAACTTGCTCAGTTACATGCTTAATACGTTCATAAGAATTATTACCCATAGTAGAATGCATTAAGTTGAGATAGTCTAAAACTATAGCATCTAACTTAATACCTTTATCTTGAAACTTTTTAACAAACCCTTTTAGCTGACTAGGAGTAATAGTAGAAGGAGGAAACTCTTTAATAAAAATTTTACCCTCTTCACTTTTAACCGCTTGTCTAATAGACGGAGCATTACCAGCTAACTCTTTCATAGGTATCTTCGTTACATTAGTACATAACCTACGAGCATATAATAACTCCGACATCTCTAGAGTTACAAGTAATACATTTTTACCTTGTTGAGCTATATTAGTAGCTATATTACCTAAGAAAATAGACTTACCAATATTAGTTTCGCCAGCAAACACATACAAAGATTTACCAGCTTCTAAAAAGCCACCACCTAAAGTTTCATCTAACCAATCCCACGTACTTGGAACATGACGTTCTACTGAGTTTATATCATCAATAAGTAAGTCAATATCATCGTAAAGATCTAAACCTAAATCAGTTACTAGATTAATATTGCAAGATTTTTCAAACTTATCAAGTACTACAGAAGTATCTACTTTACCACTCGATACATCTTCAGCTACGTTAAGCATAGTATGATAAACAGCTTTTTCTTTAAGAAACTGTTCAGTATTATCATACAACTCATCTTTATCTAAGTCTTTATCTATATCGTTAAACGAAACTACTAGCTCTTTAAACGATTCTTTTTGTTCATCAGATACTAAGTGAGATTTTATCTCAGTTGTAGTAGGTAGTTTATTACGTTTTTCAGAAAACTCTTTAATAATAGTAAAGATACTAGCTATAGCTTTATTTTTAAAGTATTCAGGCTTTACAAAGTCAGCTACTGAAGCTAGATAAGTCCCGTCAGTAAGAGACTTATACATTAAGACATTTTCGAAATAATCTAAGTCTAATTTACTCACAATATTATGATATAATCAATCATTTAGTTTTCCACTTATTCAAAAACCACTCTTGACCTTTGTTAAATTCTTCATTAAATGACTCTAACCCTGGTGAGTCATGAGTAACTAAAATATCACCGACCCCTACTTTGAATCCAGCTTTATGACATTGCATAGAATAATCTAAATCATAAAAATGCCATTTTGAAGGGCAGGATTCATCAAATTTAATTTTTTTAAACACTTTTCTTTTTATAGCCATAAAGACACCATCAATAATGATTGCTCTATTAGGGTAACTTCCAAAAGGTGTCATACGTTTTTTACCTTTACTATCTAAATGAGCTACAGCGCCATGTAGATTAGGCGAGCCAAACCCCCCGCCCATTAAATGCCATAATGCAGGGGGAGCTAAATTAACTTCTTTAGCACCAGCGCAGCCTATAATATCATATTTTTTAAATAGGTTGTTTAATTTTTCATCAGAAAAGTTTTCTAAAATAACGTCATCATGAACTAGTACTAAATTTTGTACATTTTCTTGAATAGCAAACTTTATTGCTTTATTATAAACTTTATGAAGAGAATCTTTATTATTTTGTTTAAAAATAACAGAAGAATTTTCACTAGTTTTCCATAGTAAGGTATCTATGTCTCTACCAGCAGTAGCAGAAAATATCATTGTATTAATCATATAAAAGAAAAAGGTGAATCATGTTTAAAGCTACAAAGCTTATTCCATCTATGTGTTTTCATATTAAGCTTCATAACTACCCCTTCCGGAAGTTCCTTTAAACCTTCACCATTAAGAGTAGAGTAGTCTCCACTATTATTATAATGGAGTATTGAGCCTGATCTCGCTATAAACACTTCGTTAGTATCACAACAAACTATACTAAGAGCAAAAGTACCAGATAAACACTCTAAAGTATCCTTTACTATTTTTTTAGTATTAATAAACGTTTTACCCTTTTTATGTTGAGCAACAGTAAAGTGTTCTAAAAGGTTTACTATAGTATCAGTATCTACACTTGTATAAAAGTTATAAATTTTATTAAGTTTTTTATGATTAGTAAGAACGCCATTATGACTTACTAACCAAGACATAGTTTCAAAAGGATGCGATGTATCATAATTCCATGCTCTTACAGACGATGTAGGAGCTTGAACGTGACCTAAGTAGTAGTTAGTATCAGGTTGATGAGTATACTTATCAAAGTCTATATCACCTTTCTTCTTTTTAATATATTGATCATCTTCAGAAAGACTTACTATACTACTTGCAAAATTACCTCTTTGTTTATTAGCTTCATACAAAACTTCAAACATAGAAGTATTAAAAGAACCAAAGATAGCACACATATACTATTTTAGTATAATTTATTTGTTTTTCAATCTTCCCAATCAAACTTAAAACCAGGTTCCCACATATAAGAGTTGTCTACATATCGACTCATAATACCATCTGGACCTTCATCTCTTGTACGTTCAAAAATACGGCGTACACGCAAAACCCATGGTGATGGTTCACCTACACTCTCTCTTTTTTCATTAGGTATTCTCCAAAAGAAATCAATAGTTCCATATTTTTTATCTTTTGCTAAACAAGTATCTGGATAATCAATACCATCAATAGTATACCATTTTTTCTTTTTCTTTTTTGATTTAACAATACCTAGTTTTTTAAGAGTCTTAGCTCCTAAGCCTTTTACTTTAAACAAGTCGTTATTATTTCTAAAAGGTCTGAACCCCACAATACGCGCTACAGTAGTTCTACCAACTCCTGGTAATTTACGTAATTCTTTATCAGACATTTTGTTAAAATCTTTATAATTCAGCTTCATAGGTATAAATATATTATATGAGTTCCTTTAATGTATACGATAATTATAGCTCCTTTAAAGATTTAATCAACAGAACAGAGTTTTTAGAAGAGAAAACTTATAAAGCAATGGTTAAAGGTGCTAATCTAGGGCCTGAGCTTAAAAAATATAAGACAGAAGATGGTAAAGGTTTAAGTGCAACATCAAGAATTAAAAATCTTATTTTAATAAGTGCCTTAGTACAAATGGATATTTTAGATGAAGACATAGCTAAAGCTTTAAGAAAGAAAGCTACTTCATCTACCTATATTACTAACACTTTAAAGGAACTTGCACCAAAAGTTCATGCTGAATTATTTGATGGTGATAGCCCAGGTAGTGAGGAAGTAGTAAAGTATGTTCAAGATAATATTGAACAGTTGTTACCCTTTGCGGTTAAAAATGTTACCCGTGGTGAATTTGAGAGAAAGGAAATTGATACAGAAGAGCCAGATGATAGTGAAGCTAAAGAGTTAGAAGATGAAGTAAGCGCTGAAGTTCGTTTAGCTAAAGGGTTAATTGATCAAGAAGCAGATAAAGTTGATTTAGACTTTGATGATGTAGATGTTAACTTTGAAGGTTTAGATAATAAAGATGAAGTAGCTGCTAAAATTACAGAATTAATAAACACTACTAATAATCTTAAGGCTGAGCCTACTGGCGTTGGTCTTAATATAGAAGGTCCTATTGGAGTATTTGGTTCTGAGGAAAAAGTATCAGATCAAATGACAAGATTAATTACTAAATATTTTCCTAATGTTAGTGAAGGTCAAATAAAAGTAACTCTTAATACTGATCAAGAAGAGGATTATGAAGAAGGTCCTGAGCCTATGGAACCTGAAGAACCGGTTAATGAGTACGAAGAGGATATTAATGATGCAGAAGATGAAGAATCTAACATTAAATTTTCTGTAGGTTCAGTAGGAGGTCAACATGGTCAAATTATGCATACAGACAAAACATTTGACTCTTTAGAAGACGCTTGTGATCATGCTGGTATTGACGTAAGAGATTGTATTTCTGGAGAGTGGGATGATATGGGAGATGGTACTAAAGAATACGTAGTCGATGAAGATACAGTAATCATTATGCATGATGTAGAAGAAGATGCAGAATATAAATTTAATCCTAGAAGAGATGCTCCGGAACATTCTGAAGGAGATCCACATCCCGCTCAACGTGCAGCAGAGTC